GGGCTCTGCCTGGTGCGGAGGGTTCAAGCATCCCGGTCCAACATCACCCATGAGATATCCACCCATCAACCGCAGGGCGAGAGGCTCGGTCGGTTGCGGCGAAATGCCGTCGAGGAGAAGCCATGCCCAGTGGAGGAGCGCGCAACCGATCCGGTCCCGCGGCCAATGAGAACAGCGAGCGCAGCGACCGTCGAGGCTTCAAGCTGACGGCGCTGCCTGCTGAAGGCTATGACGGCGATGCGCCGGCGTGGCCCCTCGAGCCTGCCGCGAACGCAACCGAGCGGTCCTACTGGGAGCGTGCATGGCGCACCCCGCAGGCTTGTGCGTGGTCGATGCCGTCCGAGTCCTGGCGCATCCCGACTGTGGCCCGCTGGGTTCGCCTGTCTGTTCGGTGCGATGCCCCTGACGCTGGCGCCGCTCACCTTGGGCAGCTCCACCGGTTCGCCGATCAGATCGGCATGACCACCGCCGGCCTGGCTGAGATGGGCTGGAAGGTCACGGTCGACGAGCTCGCAGAGCGACGCGACGAGGCGCCCACTGCCGAACCGACCGTCGAGGATGACGAGATGACGGCGCGCCGAAAGCGTGCGATCAGTGGAGGCGCCTGAGTTCGACGTCGCATGGCCGACGCTCGGGTTCCTGTGGTCTGCGTGGATCACGCGACACTGCCGCGTCCCTGACCGTCACGAGCGGGGCAAGCCGTTCCGTGAGTACGACTGGCAGGCGTGGTGCACGGCAAATCACGGCCGGGTGCGCCCCGACGCCGTCCACGACCCCGACCGCCCGCTGCTGAACCAGGCGTTCGTCTATCGGCGCTCGCAGGTCATCGCCCCTCAGAAGATGGGCAAGGGGCCGTGGGTCGCCTGCCGCGTCACGCTTCACGCGGTCGGCCCGTGCGAGTTCGCGGGCTGGGCCAAGGCTGGCGACCAGTACCGGTGCGAGGACAACGGCTGCGGCTGCGGCTGGACCTATGACTACCTGCCGGGCGAGCCGATGGGCACCCGTAACCCTTCGCCGCTGATCCAGATCATGGCGACGTCTGAGGAGCAGGTCGCCAACATCTGGCGCCCGCTCACGACGATGATCGCGCTCGGCCCGCTGAAGGATCTCCTACTCCCCCGCGGCGAGTTCATCCGCATCATCGGCGAGTCTGGCGACAAGGACATGGACCGCATCGACCGGGTGACCGCGTCGGCGCAGTCCCGCCTGGGCGCCCCGGTCTCCGAGGTCTTCGGCGACGAGACGGGCCTGTTCACGGTCAGTAACAAGCTGGTGGCCGTGTGGCAGACGATGCGGCGTGGCGCGGCTGGCATGGGTGGCCGCTCGACGGAGACGACCAACGCCTTCGACCCTGCCGAGAACAGTGCGGCGCAGATGACTCAGGAGTCGCTGCGCCCCGACATCTTCCGCTACTGGCGTGACCCGGACGTGCTCAAGCATGCGGACGGGACGACGCTGAAGTGGAGTGTGGCGCGCGATCGCCGCAAGGTGCTCGCCTACGTCTACGCGGGTGCGGCGCACATCAACCTCGACAGCATCGAGGCCGAGGCGCTGGAGCTCATGGAGACGGACCCCGCGCAGGCCGAACGATTCTTCGGCAACCGCAAGGTGCGCGGCAAGGGCGCGTGGCTTCCTCCCGACCTGTGGGAGTCGAGGTGGTCTGGTGTACTGGCTGCCAGCGCCTGACCCCGGCACAAGCGTGTGTGGGGGCTTTGACGGCTCCGACGTGGACGACGCGACCGTGATTCGGCTGGAGACCCGTGAGGGCTTCCAGTTCACGCCGCGGTACGGGCCGGCGCAGCGTCCGACCATCTGGCTTCCGGCCGAATGGGGTGGCGTCACGCCACGGCTCGAGGTGCACGCCGCCTGGGCTGAGATCGCCCGGACATACTCGCTGCGGCGCGTCTACTGTGACCCGTTCAAGTGGGCCACAGAGCTCGACGAATGGGACATCGAGCACGGGCCCGAGACGTTCATCGAGTGGCGCACGAACCGACCCCGCCCGATGCACGAGGCGCTAGACCGGTTCACGACCGATCTGACCTCTGGTGCGCTGACCCACGACGGGTGTCCGATCACGGCGCTGCACATGAGCAACGCCCGCAAGATCGCCGGCATGCGGGACGCGTACATCCTCGGCAAGCCGTCCCAGCACCAGAAGATCGACTCCGCGGTCACGTCCGTCCTGTGCCATGAGGCAGCCGCCGATGAGCGCGCCGCCGGCTGGCCTGAGATGGCCGCCTCCACCTACTTCCGCTTGCCGCGCTGATCCCGAAGGGGGGCACCCTGTGGCGCTCACCCCCTCCGAAGTGGAGACCATCGACCGACTCAAGAGGGATCTTGACTCACGCTCGATGGACGACGAGCTGCTGTTCCGCTACTACCAAGGCCGGCAGCGTGTCGAGCAGTTGGGTATGGCGATCCCGCCGGCAATGCGCCGGTTCCTCGTCATCACGAACTGGTGCCGCACGGTCGTGGACACGATCAACGACCGCCAGCAGGTTCGGTCGCTGATCCTGCCGGGCGAGGAGACCGCGGACCCGACGCTGCGGGCCATCTGGGACGCGAACAACCTCCAGTCGCACCTGGCGATGTTCAACCGTGACCGGATGATCTACGGCCGGGCGTTCATGTCCGTAGGCGCGAACGAGGACGACAAGTCGCTGCCGTTCGTGCGCGTCGAGTCTCCGCGGGAGATGGTGGCCGAGGTCGACCGTCGCCGCGAGGTCGTCACGGCCGCCGCACGCTTCTACGGGTCCACCCCTGCCGGCGTCACCCCGACCCACGTCACGCTGTACCTGCCGGATCAGACCGTGTGGGTTGCTCGCGGCGACGATGGCCGGTGGGCTGAGATCGACCGGGACCGCCACGGGCTCGGCGTGGTGCCTGTCGTCATGCACCTGAACCGGCGCATGACGGGCGGTTGGTCTGGCGAGTCCCAGATGACCGACATCATCCCGCTCGTGGACGCGGCTGCGCGCTCCCTGACGAACCTGCAGTTCGCGCAGGAGGCGCACGGCATCCCGCGCATGTTCATGACGGGTGTCGCATCGGGTGACTTCGTGGACGCTGACGGGCACCCGATTCCGCAGTTCGAGGCGTACTTCGACGCCATCCACACCATCACGAACCCTGCCGGCAAGGTCGGTCAGCTCGACGCCGCGGACCTCAAGAACTTCGAGACTGCGCTCAACATCTACGGCACGCAGGCCGCAGTGGCTACGGGCTTCCCCGCCCGGTACTTCGGGCTGTTCTCCGCGAACCCCCCGACCGAGGGCAGCATCCGGGCCGACGAGGCGCGGCTGGTGCGTTCGGTGGAGTCGCAGAACGACGAGGTCGGCATGTCGCTGGGCTGGACCGGCGCGCTCGCGCTTCGGTTCGCCACCGGCCGCGAGGTCGAGGGCAACAGGGTCCGCGCCGACTTCTTCGACCCCGCTACCCCGACCATCGCCCAGCGTGAGGATGCGCTGGCGAAGCGCAAGGCGGCCGGCGTGCTGTCCCGTGAGGGCTATTGGGACGAGCTCGGTTGGTCCGAGGCTCGCAAGGCCAAGGAGCGCGCCTACTTCGACGCTGAGGCGATGGACCCCCTCACCCGCGCACTCACTGACGAGGTGGCCCGAGGTGCCGGGGTTCCCACAGTCGGCCCGTAGGCACTACCTGTGGAGCGCCGCGCTCGTGGAGCGGGCGCTGCGCGAGGCCCACGCAACAGACCTGTCCACCGTCCCGAACGTCGTCGCACTGCATCAGGTGGCCGCAGCCCGTCAGGGTGAGGTCGCAGTGGGGGCCATGCTCGCAGAGCAGGGCATCCGCGCAGCCCGCGACGTCGCACTGTCCCCGCTGGCATTCACCACCGCTCCAGGGCGCACCGCAGGGATGCTCGAGCAGGCACGCACGGACCTCGAGTTTGACCGGATCGTCTCGGCGCTTGTGTCCGACGCCGGCCGGTCCGCGGAGTCGGTGGCTACGGCTGCACGCCCGAACGTCGGGTACGTCCGGTTCCTGTCCCCGCCGTCGTGCGCGAGGTGCGCCATCCTCGCGGGCCGCGTCTATCGCTACTCGCAGGGCTTCCAGCGACACCCCGGCTGCGACTGCACGATGGTTCCGACGACCGTCGCCAACCCGGCGTTCGTCCATGACCCCGTCGCGCTC